GGAGACTTACTCGATGCGCTATCTGAAAAATGTTCGTGAGACCGTTGATTCGCTTATGGAGTTTTATGGAGAACTTTCGTTTAAAAAAGGCGTAGATGATGCAAATAAATATAATCCCGGTGCGCTTACAAAGGCGCTGAAGGATGTTGAGGCTATTGTTGAAAAGATTGAGAAGTGGGAGAAGAAAGTGCGTGGAGAGGATGAAGATATGCAGATTCGTGGTGGTGGACAGGTTGGGTTGTTTGAGGATCCACAAAAGGCCACATGGATGAAGAACCAGAATTAATGGAAGCGGTTAAGTCTGATATAAAAGAAAGCGGGTATTTTAAGAATAACTCGCATTACAATACTGAAGAGTTCTGTCAGTCGGCATTACATTTCAAGGAGTTTGGCCGCTATACAAATTATCCACCTAACTCACATTCATCAAGTAAGTATTATAAGTTTTGGGAGGAGGAAGCCAGGAGATCGATGTACGGTCATAATATAGGCCGGGACTGGATACCTGGCTATTTTTATTGGTATCTGAATTATTCCCCTATCTATCTCGCTGTAGAGATTAAAGAGGAAGATGCGATTACTGGTAACATGGAAGCGTTGCTGGAGCAGGCCCGAGCAGACAGGCAATGGGATTTCCCTGATTTTTGGGATGGTGATTATCAATACTACCATTATCTGGAGGAGGCGGAGAGGTCAGGGCGACATGCAGCTATAATAAAGACAAGGGGCCGTGGGTATTCCTTCAAGGGCGGTGGTATGTGCAATCGTAACTACTACCTGATACCAGGATCCAAGTCATATGTCTTTGCTGATGAAAAGGAATATCTAATCAGTGATGGTCTACTTACCAAATGTTGGGAGATGATGGACCATGTGGAACAATACACTCCATGGGGTAAGCGTAGGCAGCGACATGATTCAATAATGCATAAAAGATCTTCCTACTATTATGAGACAGGAGGATTAAAAATAGAAAGAGGATTCAAGAGTGAGATCATCGGAGTTACTCTTAAGAACAACTGGAACAAGGCTCGTGGTAAAAGAGGTAAATTAATACTGTATGAGGAGTCAGGAAAAAATCCTCATCTTATTAAAGCCTGGAACATTTCTTTGAAGAGCATGCAGCAGGGGCGCTTGACATTTGGACTACAATGCGCTTTTGGTACTGGAGGTACAGAGGATGTTGATATCATGGGTCTTGAACAGTTGTTTTATGAAGGTGGTGCATATAATGTTCACCTGGTTCCAAATATTTGGGATGATGCAGCATCTAATGGTAAGTGTGGACACTTTGTATCTGTAGAGCAAAACCTTGAGGGTGCTATGGATAAGGACGGGAATAGCCTGATAGATATTGCACGAACACTTACCGATGCTTCCCGGGATAATGTTATTAAGGCAACAAAGAACCCTGAGACTATAACGCGCTTTATAGCAGAGGAGCCACGTAAGCCACAGGAAGCTATCATGCGACTTGGTGGTACTATCTTCCCAATAAATGATCTTAAGGAGCATTTGAACCATCTTCGCTCCAGCCCTGAAGATTTTGAAGAACTTGAATATGTCGGTAAGCTCGTTATCGATCCTGAGACTGAAAAGATAAAATGGAAGCTTGATCCTACAGCAAAACCGATTCGTGTCTTCCCACAGACTGATAAGAAAAATATCGAGGGGGCTATAGTTATATATGAGCATCCGGTAGCAAATTCGGAAGGGCTCATACCACATGGTATATACTTGGCCGGTAATGATACTTATGATCATGACGAGTCAACAACAGATTCCCTGGGAAGTACTTTTATAATAAATAAGCTTACAGAGCGTATTGTAGCTGAATACACCGGTAGGCCAAATACAGCTAATGCTTATTATGAGAATGTACGCCGGTTATTATTATACTACAACGCAAGGTGTAATTATGAGAACAACTGGAAAGGGCTCTTCACATATCTTAATGGTCGTCACCATGCTCACCTATTATGTGACACTCCAAAAATTGTTCACGATAAGATTTATGACAAGTCAGTGCTTAATCGTGGAGCTGGTACCCCAGGTACAGTCCCTATCCAGAAATGGGGAAGGGAGCTGATTCTTATATGGCTCACAACGCCTGTTGCACCAGGGAGTGAACGACTAAATCTACATACGATACGTAGCATCCCTTTATTACAAGAATTGATTTACTGGTACAAAGACGGTAACTTTGACCGTGTAGATGCCTTACAGATGTTAATGATATTCAAAGAGGATGTACAAAATATTATACCCGAAGAGGAACAGCAACGAGCTACTGTTCCTGAATTCTTCTCGCGCATGGAGATGTTTCAGGAGAAGATGATTAAGAAAGACGATCCCTTTGCTACAATAAGTAAAAGGATGCAGATCGAAAGACGAAATATTTAAATCCAGCAATCATGGCAATGAGAATCACACAGTTTCCTGCACAGAAAAAAACACTCGATGATAAGAATGAGAAATGGGGTATTCAATGTGTAGAGGCCGGTGTAACAATAGCAACCGGTGATAGCAGCAAGGTGCGGAAGAGTAGGGAGGCAAAAAAGATCAACTTTGATCTTATAGATGGTATTATCGATGAAAAGGATATCGAGCATGCATTTAATCCCATGGGGATCCGTGGTGTTAATTTTCCTGCAAAGATCCAGAATTATCCCATCGAGGTAGCCAAATTCAATGTTCTAAAAGGTGAAGAGGCCAAGCGCCGGTTTGATTGGCGATTAAGATCAGTCAATGAAGATGCTATCAGTGAGAAGGAATTTCAGATGGGTAACCAGGTTAAGTCCCTGCTTTTTGAATCTATCGAGAATTCCAATTACAGCGAGGAAGATGCCGCAAAGCGACTCAGGCAATTGCAGCATTATCAACAATATGAATACCAGGATATGGGCGAGGTTATGGGAACCAGGATTATTGAGTATTTCTGGCACACTCAAAAGCTCAAGGAGGTTTTCTCCTCTGCATTTTATGATGTTCTGGTGGGAGCAGAAGAGATTTATGGTGTTGGTATATCTCATGGTGAGCCTATGGTTGAAAAAGAGGATATTCTGAGTATCTCTACTTTCGGAATGGGTAACAGTCACAAGATTGAGGATTCGGATATCATCGTAAGTGATCAGTTTGTCTCTGCAGGAAAGGTTATCGATGAGTTTTGGAAAGAGCTCACAGATGAAGAGATCGATCAGCTTGAGGAAGGGTCACGAAGAAATAGATGGTCTGGAGAGACTATACCAGCCGGCCCATGGAATGCGGCTGATGAATCTATGAATATGAGCAATTCACAGCTTATAACTGTTGATGGCCAGGACCTGTATTCATATACTGGAAACTTTGATACAGATGGGAATATAAGAGTCATACGTGTTGTCTGGAAATCCCGCAGGAAGATAGGCATGCTTACATACTTTGATGAGGAGGGAGATGAACAATCTACTATTGTTGATGAGAATTTCCCAATAGAGAATTTCGAGGGCCAGGGATGGACCATCGACTGGCACTGGATCAATGAGTGGTGGCAGGGATATCGTATCGGCCATGATATGTATAAGCGTATCGAGCCATTGCCCAGGATCGGAACCAAGATGAGCAATCCATCAATATGCCTTCCCCCGTATGTAGGAACAGTCTATCGTATAGGCGGAACGGGTATCTCACTAATGGATAGGGTAAAACCATACAAGTATCTATATAATATATATATGCGCCGTACAGAGCTTGCTTCAGCAAGAAATAAAGGGCGTATAGCTGAACTGGACTTGGCTGAGATACCCGATGGATGGGATGAAGAGCTTGTAATGATGTATGCCGAAGCAAATGGATATATGATCAAGGACTCCTTCAAAGAAGGTAAGAAGGGGAACGCAACAGGCAAACTTGTTGGTACTGTTAAGCAACGTGGATCCGATGTTCTTCAACTTGATTCGGCAGATGTGATAAGAGCTAATCTGGAACTTGCCAGATATGTTAAAGCTGAACTGGCAGAGGTAGCTGGTGTTTCACCGCAACGTGAGGGTGATATCGGTAATAGAGAAACCAAAGGTGGAGCAGAGTTGGCAATAACAAACAGCTCACATGTTACTGAGGAATGGTTCTCTTTACATGATAATACCAAACTACGGGTATTGGAACATCTGGTTGAGACAGGCAAGTATGCATGGCGATATGCTGAGGGCGATGCAGCCAAGAAACTGCAGTATGTAGATGATGGGTTGATAACACAGACCATTACCGTTGATGGTAGACGATTTGCTGAGTCTGAATATGGATATTATATGTCTGATGGACGGAACGATGCTGAACTGGTCAGTGCTATCAAAACACTTTCTCAGGCTGCATTACAGAATGATAAGGCAACCTTTAAGGATATCTTCTCAATCTATCGTGATACATCAGTTGCCAGCATGATCAAGAAACTTGAGGCAAGTGAGCAGCAAGCCAATGAGCGTGAAGATACAGCTCGTAGAGAGGCTCTTGAAAGTCAAGAGAGGGTCCAGGATGGTATGATGCAGTTAGAGCAGATGAAGATGGAGCAGAAAGAAAGGATCGAAATGAATAAGATCGAAGCTGAACTTATACAAACAGAGATGGAGATTGCAGGGAAACTTGAGGAGGCAAGGATGAAGCAGGACAATGATGAGGATACTGAAAAGGTACAGCTTGAGCTTACTAAATTAAGGGAGAACTTGGACCAGAAGCGTAAGGAGATGAAGGCGCGTTCAGAACAGTTCTACGCGGCCCTAAAATCGCAAGAGAAGCGAACAGGTATGCAAATAAAAAGTAGCGAAAAGATAGCAAGAATGCGACCTGCGAAGCAAGCTGTATAATTTAATTATATATAAAAAAATTATATGTTTTATCTATATATCGTATTTTATAGGAGTGGTGATACTCTTGAAATAGTATAATTAATTAAATAAAAATGTAAATATTGAAAGGAGATTAAAATGGCAGAAAAAAATGCAGCAGAACAAGATCAACGATCCACAGAAGAGCAATTGTTTGATAACATGAACTTTGACGGAATGGATGACTTGATCATGGTCGATGTTCCTGAAGAAGAATTACCAGATGATATTCAGGAAGATATCGACAAGGGCGGGAGTGGAGACTCGCCAGATGACAAAGGCCAGGATCCCCCTGGAGATGAAGGTGGGGAGAAAGGTAAACCAGAAGAAAAAGATGATTCATTCATCGTAGATAAAGGAACACCAGCAGCAGAAAAGGAGACAAAAAAAGAATCATCCGAAGACGATGATAAGGCAAAGGAGGGTACAGGGGCCAAATCAAAGGAAGAGAATTTATCTCCGATGTATCTCCATGCTGCGGCTCTTCACGAAAATGGCCTCTTACCCGACTTTGATCTTGACTCTATAAAGGAGCTCAAGACAGAAGAGCAGGCTCTTAAGATCAATGAGCATATCCAAACTAATATCGATGCAAGTATCAAGGAAGGTCTTGATGCTGAACTTGCGAAGCTTGGGGAAGCCAAACAGATCTATGATGATATACAGGCAGGCGTGGATCCTGAAGCATTGCGTGAGAATGCATCACTGGAGACAATTTATGGAGGAGTCAAGGTTTCTGATCTTGAGGATAATGAGGAGAACCAGGAAGCTATTTATGCTGACTATCTTTCTATGAAGGGCTTATCTGATGATAAGATAAAGCAGCTGGTAGAGGTGGCCAAAGAGAAAGAAACACTTCTTACCGAAGCTACCGATGGATTAAAAGAGATCCAGAAAGAAATCACCAGTGAGCGTGAACAGTTAAGAAAGCAGGCTCAGGAGCAGAAGGAGAAAAGGGAAAAGTCGAATAAAGAGACTCAGGAGAAGATCCAGACTGTCGTATCAGAAACTAAGGAGATAATCCCAGGCAAGACACTTACCGAAGCAGAGCATAAGCAGCTTGTTAAGGATATGACCGTACCTATAAAGTTCGTTGATAACGGCCAAGGACAGAAAGTGCCGGTTAGCAGAGTTATGGAATTACGCTCTAAAGATCCGATAGCCTTTGAGATGAAATTGAACTATTTTATATCTCAGGGGCTTTTTGATGATAAGCCGAATTTAGATAAGCTTATGAAAACGGCAGAGACAAATGCTTCAAAGGAATTCCTTCGGAAGATGAAGTCAGATAAGCCTGAGACTACAGGTGATCCACATGTTCAAAGTAAAGGAGAAAAGAAGGAACCTGAATTCAGGTTTCCATTTGCAACAAAATAGAACTATAATTCAAATCGATTTAAATTAAATCACAATGCAAAG